GTTCATTAGACGAGGAGGTGTTTCTTTTGCAAAGATATTTTGCTTACCGTATTCGGTAGTTGTAGTCATTGAATTGAAAGATAGGTGAACGGCGATGATGAACTGTCAGGTCGCCGTGTCTATCTAGAAATTAATGTTTGATCGTTCTAGCTTTTGTAGAATTTCTTCTCTATATGCAGGGTCATCGTTATACCTGTCATCTTCCATAGCCTTAATCATTTCAGCCTGACTATTAAATACATCAGCTGTTGACTTAGGTGCTTTACCTCTCACTAACTGACCATCTCTACCAGACTGATCTTGATACTTAAGAGCCAATGCTTGTACAGCAAAGTAAGCAGCTTGGGGATTGCCTGTCTCCATTACTGCGTCGTACATGTTGATCTCTTGCTCAGGTACATTCTGTTGCGCCCAAGACATCATGTTGTTGTAGTTATCTGAACCACCAACTAAACCATGTATCTGTTGCACGTCCTGATCTGTGAACTCCCTTGACTGTGGAGCTTTCTGAGAATCGGATCTCTGTTGCATTGCCATCTTTGCAACCTCAATAGGATCCATACCCTTGATCTTTTCAAAGGTTTCTTTAGTTAGTTTGTTGGTACTACCTTCATCCCATAACTGATCAAGAATGTTTTGCTCTTTATCTTTTGGAGTTTCATCCTCAGTTTCAGTTTTTGATTCTGGTTCCTCTGAAACCTCATCAGATTTTTCGCCTAATTTTTTTTGGAGTTCTACATAAGCACTCTCTAATTCTTTGGCATCTTTATATTTACCAGCAAGTAATGTCTCTTGCTGACGTTCCATATCCTCTCCAATTAATAGAGAGTCTTTTTCTTCTGTTGATAAATCAGTTACTGTATCAGCGTTCTCAGTATTAACTACTGGTTCCATTGATAATGTTTGCTCTTCGCTCATGCCTCTGGTGGTGGTGTTTGTAATTGTTCAGCCATTGCAGGGTTCTTAGATGGGTCCATCATTGGAGTCTTCATCATTGCAGTTTGATTCTCTGCTTGTTGTTGCTGCATAGCCATTTGTTGTGCTTGTTGTTGCTCACCTTGTATCTCTTGCATTGATCTTACTAAGTTCAATACATCTATACCTTGTGATGCAGCCAAGCGTTTGATCACTTCCTCTGGATTAATAAACTTCTGTACTGCCTCTGGTCCCATTGTCTGAGAGATGACTGTTAGGAATTGACCTAAGCTCTCTCTATCCTGACCACGACCTAGTGCATTAACACCAGCTACGATAGTAGGTTTAACAATGTCCTTTGGTAGACGTGGTATCTTCCCAGTCTTTTGGAATTGATTTAATACTCTATTTAAATATGGTAGTAGGAACTCTGTAGTGAGTAGGCTGAACAGCCCTCCCAATTGTTGTTCCAACTCCATCTGTGTGAGGCGTACCTCTTCAGCTGTAGTGCGTTCACTATTTCTAACTTGCATAACTAAGAACGCTTCATTGATACGACGTTCTAGTTGTTGCATCATTTCAAATGCTGTTCTGAAATCAGCTGTCTTACCTACCTGTACGACTCCAATGTCATCAGGTCTACCTTGCACGATTGCGCCGTTCCCTGCGTTAGCAAGGGTACTTGGTTTCGTCGTAGAGCTAGGTGATACGGTGAACACAACTTTCGCTGCAGCTGCTGACCCTTCCACTAAGGCTTGGGACAGTGCTTCTAATGATTTTAAGTCGCCAATAAACTGACCGACTCTACCTCTTCCATAATCCTCACCATCCACTGTGTTAAATCTCAATGGAATCCAAGGTGTTATGTCAACAGGTGCTTTCCCGTAGGACTTTTCTAATACTGTTCCGTGTACTTCCTGATGCCAGACGTATCTGTTGTTGTCTCGTGTGATGTGGGTGTAGATATCGCACTCCTCAACTGAATCATCAGATCCATCAACCACTGTGTCGTACTGCTTAAGTACATCCTCTGGTAGTTGATCTTCAATTAATTTCTTTGCAATTGTTTCCTTCGTGATTATTTCGATCACATTGCCGTCACCATCTCGTTCTACAACGTAGCGGTTTAGCGGATATACTTTCAGACCTTCCTTACCCATAAAAATAAGTGCATTACCTGCTACTACTAAATGTAGAAGAGCTTCATGCACGATTACACGATCATTGGAAGCTGCAATAGCCTCCAAGATAGTGCGTTCAATCTTTGCAAAAGATAAGTCTAGTTCTGATTTAATCTGTGGACCAAATTCCTGACCAAGTTGACTTTCATCTACCTGTAGCTTGAAGAAGCTGGTTTGTACAGGGAGCATTGACTGCATAAGTTTTGCTGCCAATGTCACTGCACCTTTTGCTCCAACACTCTGCCAAGGTGTAGGTAGATGTCTCATCCCCTTGTTGTATTGATCCTTAGTGATTAAATATGGAAGAGTTAATTCCGCTGCTTCCTCTGCTTCGTCTAGAAACTGGGTACGTTCGCTTGATAAATAATCATACCTAGTTTTTGCTGTCATTGTTTTTAAGCTGCTGCAGCTGTGCCTGTGTTAACTGTTCCTGTGCCGATTCCAGGGAGTGATTGGAATGCTGAGATAGCACTGGTTATATTATCCATTGGGTTATAGGCAGACATAACACCACCTGGATTTAGACCACCATAGCCGTATTGACTACCACCGTAGCCTCCACCACCTTGAGGTCGCATCATAGACATGAACATCATGAATCTCATGAAGTCATCCATGCCACCAGACTGATTGTTATTATTACCTAGTCCAAGTGCATCTTTGAATGCATCGATGTCAGCGTATTGATCCCACCAATTACCACTTGGATCTGCTGGATCTGCTGGATCTGCTGGATCTGCTGGATCTGCTGGTACTACTGGTATGTTTGTATTTCCAGTACCATCATCAACGATTGGAGCGTTGTTATAGTATGGACTAGGGAAAGTAGAGCTAGGATTATTAGCGTTGTAAGTAGCATTCAAAAGACCAGCTACATTTTGAGTAGTTCCTGTAGTCGCATTACCTGCACCTGGCATATCTTGCCAGATAGTACCTGTTAAATCAGAATTAGGACCAAAGGTTCCTCCAGGTGTGAAGTGGTCAGCCCAAGTACCACCAGTAGCTTGGTTTTGAGCTATTGATAGGTTTGGGTTGACACCTCCTATCCAGCTTGATTTAGTACCATCAGCAGCTGTAGTTACACTTTGACCTTCTGCTGATTCTTGAAGCATCCTCAATACCTCATCTCTAGTATGAGTATCTGGATTATTAGCCATTTGATCTAACCAGTAGTCTCCACCTCCGAGAGTTCCGTAGCTTGGATTTCTACCAAAGGTATCTATATAGGATTGAGTAAGCCACTCTTGATCTGATAGTGTTGGTGGGGTTGTGGTTGTCATTTAATTGTCCTGTTTAATTCGGTTATTAATCCAATCAACTACTGAGCGTTGACCAGATCTGTACATAATTGTTTCCAAAGAATCCTCTGGAGATGGAGTTACTTGTGGGTAGATATCCTCTAACTCCGAGAGGATTGATTCTAAGTTTGGTCCAAGTATGGACTCAAGAGTATTGGGGTAGGTTGACATTGCTATGCTCAAAGAAGCTAGGCATTCTTGCTGCTCGTGTTTCGGAAAGCTCAGGAGCCTTGCCGTTATACATAAGATTATCGCTAGAATCCAGCCAGAATTTTTTGCTTAAATATTTATCGCCATAGGTATTCTTACCTAATGGCTCCATGATCCAGTTAATCGTGGCTTTCCTAAGTTTATCCAGAGATTGACTAGGAGTAAGACCCATATCAGCACATACGAGACTATTAGTGGCCACGTGTATTTGTTCGTCTCTGGAAATATCAGCTGATACCGTTCTGAGACCAGCATCACCATTAAACCTAAAAAAAGGCAAAAGTACAAAGAAAATAGCACGTTCTATAACTAAAGCTTTTGTAATCATGTGGTCAGGATGTGCTTCCCACGCATCCCTTAATAGAAAAGCCTCTTTCTCAGACTTCTCATCAACGCCTATAGCGTTGGTTATGTAGCCAAGAGCGAGATCATGTCTGATCTCATCCTTGACATTGGACTCTAATAAAGTCCGTGCAGATTCGGGAACCTCTTTTTCAAGTGATTCTGCAATAAACTCGCCAACTGGTAGCTCCATATGGCGTATTGCGAGAGCACGGTAGATGGTCTCTTCAGCTCCAGATTTAAGCTGACCTGCTGTTGTTTGGACGGGTGTCCATGTTCTCTTTCTATTGAGTAACTTCTCATAAGGATTCATTCTTGACAATCGCATTCGGGTTCGTTTTTAAGAATCCCCTGCAAGTAATCTTGGACATCATCTTCATCTAAAGCTGCATATGCACTTGACTTATCTTGTGTGTCTCCCATCACTTGTAGAGAATAATATAGTGAAGTTTGGGGACTATCTAGCCACTCTTCAACGAACTGTTCGTCGTAGGTTACAACATCACTCCAAGAGTTGAAGCTATATCCATGAAGAAGCCCTGTGTGATTAAACATATGCATTAGTTGGTCAACTACCTTTCTATAGGCATCCCAACCAACCTCTGAGGCAATTTCTACATCACCATATTCATATGTTTGTACACCAAATGTACCTGAGTCTCTATCTACCGTACGTCCGATAGGTGGAGCAATTTCAGGTGTGCAAGTAAAGCCTTCTCTGTCTTTACTGCGATATGAACAACTTGCGGTAGGAGCGATAGCAAAAGCTCGATCCATATTAAATTCTCTGGCAACTTCAGCCGCACCCTGAATGCCTTTATAAAATTCTGCAGCTAATAATCCAGCTGTACCTAGTCCAGGTATACCATCATTTACTGCTTGTAGTGCATCACCAAACTGTTCGTAGGTAATGTTGTTTTGCCTTAATAGGTTTGCTAATCCAAGCAATCCAAATCCGACTTGGCGATCCGTCTCCGAGGGGAGGTACTCTCCAGAATCTCCAATGCCTGTTTTGCTATGGAGGTTGCACAAATCTCGCATACCTTCAACAAAACCTTTTGACACGTCGGTGATTTTACAGGCACCGAGAGATAAGTGTTGCAAGAGGCAAGTTCCTCGTGATGGCAGGTAAACTTCAAGGCATACGTTGCCTCTAATTCGTTTTCCATTTTTGTCATACTTAGTTTTATTTAGCCATATGTCACCTGACCTGATGCCATATATAAGTGCGTCTTTTGTGTTCTGATCAGCGCATTCCCACTTTAATGGGTTAATGTTGACGCATCGTTTAACCCATGGAAGTTCGGAACGTGGGGTCGTGATAAATTCAATAATGTCAGGGTGATCCAAGTCAAGATGGAGAACACAAGCACCCTTTTTAAATCTTTGGCCGCCACGTCTTAGTATGTCATTTAAGGTTGAATAGATTTTTCCAAACGATACTGGTCCAGAAGCATTAAGACCTTTTCCGTTTTCACTTCCTTTGGGTCTGAGCTTAGATAAATGGACAG